ACCGCATCAATATCTTCGTTTTTCTTTTTTTCTAAGTCAACGTACTTTTGATTGATAACACCTTGTTGTGTTAAAGCTTGAGCATCATAAAGCTTCTGTAATTCTGCCCTCTCAGAAGCCTTTAAATTTTCGTTTGTTTTTAGGTCTTCTATAAGCCTTTCAAAATGTACTTTATTTTGAGCTAGTTCCCTTTTTTGGTCATCTTTAATAGCTAAGATTTTAAGGTCTTCTATTTTTCGTTCTGCATCAAGTCTGTTTTTTAGAAATGTTTTATGGTCTGCTATCCTTTGTTTTCTAGAATCTTTTTCACTTTTATCTGCGTTAGCGTTAAAAATCTCAATGTTTTTTGATGCCACCTCTATTTGATTGGCAGTCGTATCTCCGAATTTTTTCCTTGCTGCACCGTTAAAGAATTCTAACTGCTTTAAACCACTTTGTACAGCCCTATTGTTTTCCTCAATAAGATCATTTAAAGAACCCCCAAGCATCTCCCTTCTTTCCCTTTGCTCTTCACTAAGGTCTTTAGAGTCTGCATCTCTAAGGGCTTTAAGTTCTGCGTTCTTCTTTTTAGCGTCTAGGATTTCCTGATTAGTTCTCTTGACGCTCTCTCCGTACTCTTTATCGAACGCTTTTTGTTCGGTTGCGAAGTTATCCGTTAGGTCTTTTAGCTTATCTTCTAAGGCTTTTTTCTCCATTGCGGCTGTCTCCTCTCCTCGTGCCTTAGCTAACTCTATCTCTTTAGCAAACAATGCTTCCCTTGCGGCCTGTTCTTTTCTTATTTGAGTCATTCTAGCCTCGTGGCGTACTAACTCATCTGCCGCCTCTTGTTTTCTAAACTCCGCATCTTTTTTGCGTTGTTTAGTTGCATCGCTTTCCAATAAGCCAATGGCTTGGAGTCCTTTCTGAACTAATTTAATAGTGAGAATTAATGGGGCAAAAGTTATCATTAATGCTTTTGTGGCAATGCTACCTTTTTTAAATCCATCGGTAACGTTGCTAAGTACTCTTTTAACCTTATCAAAATTAGCGACAAGCAATCCAAGACCAACAACTAACGCACCTACTCCGGTGCTAATCATTGCCACTCTAAACAATTTTAAACCCTTTGTAGATGCACTTGTAACAAAAGTAAAAGCAGTTTGTCTAAGTGTTGCTATTTTAGTGCCAATTGCTAGGTCTCGATACGACTGTTTTAAACCTTCAACACCTTGTTGAATAGCTAGTGCTGATTGAACCTTTAAAAGTGATTTCTCAAGTTTTTCGTTTTCACTCCCAAACAAACCCATTGCACCTTGAGTAACTGCAAATCCACTTGTAACACCACTTAGTGCGCTTCCGAGTTTTTGAGACATGGTTTGTGCAGCACCATCCACGACCATATCTGTGGCAATTTGTACCTTTCGATACTCACTAACTTTTTTAAGAAGTGCATTGTATTCCTTGGACGTTGTATCTCCAGCAAGGGCAAGCTCGTACATTCTGTCCTCCGCCTCGCCGAGCCTGGTTGTTAATGGCTCAACTCCTTTGAATACATCCTCAAACTTTGCATCAAGGTTTTCAGCACTATCAGCAGCCTTCTTTACCCCTGTGGCTAATGTATCAAACTCTTTTGCTGCTTGATCAGCATTCGTGTTTATGTCTATGTCTATAGTTCTTTTTTGAGCCATTGGATATGTTCTTTATTTTTAGTCTTTAATATTTGCATTCTTTTTTTCTGCTTGTAAATTCCTTTTATCCCTTTCTCAAAATTGTATAAGCCTTTTGCGATTTGTACATCGTGACTACCTTCGTAGAAGTCGTCTATTTGTAGTAAATCAATTATGTGTTTAAGCATCTTGTTGTATAAATATTTGGCTTGCCACAGTATCCCCATTGGAGAATGTATATGTGACTATTAAAATTATTACTATTACACTCCCTCCTTCAGTTCTCAATTGCTTGGTTGCAATAGATCCAGCATTCTCGTCTGTGATATNGTCTGCTCCGTCTTCACTCACTATTAAATCAGTTGCAGTATTAACAGGCAAACATACTCTTGTCCTCCCTTCACTTGTCAATGTGCTTGGTGTTATGGTCACCCCACTTGTCGTTGTTGTAACTGTAGCACTCACAGCATTATTAGGAAACAATATGAGAATCTCTAAGCATTGAGCATTGTTATCAGGAATAATTACTTCAGGAACTATCCCTCCATCTGATATCAGCTCTCTAAAGTCATTAATCAAAACCAAGTCAACGTCTCCTGTGTTTAGATTGCTTTTCATTGAGTCAATCATGTACCGTTTATCTCGTATAATTACCCGGTCATTTAGTTGAAGTCCTGTGAGTAGGCTAACAGGAAGATTTGTTTTTACCGTAGTTCTTCTGTTCTTAAGATTATACAAGTTCAATAAATACTGAGCATAATAAACTGCAAATAAAGTATTTGGTATTGGCTGCAATAATAACGTGCTAATATCTGCATTAAAATTTAATGTAAAATCCGTAGTGCCTAAACGTAAGTCTTGCCCAAATGGTATATAGTTAAACATATTAGTAACACTCCACCTTCATTAAATCGCCATTGTGCGCTCGTAGTATCGTAATGATACATTATCATTGGCTTAGGTATGTATGTTTGAATATTGGTGTTTAGTCTTTTACCAACTTGCAAATCAGTAGTAGTGAACTTGTGCATCATCATATTCTCAAAAGGCAAATCTATCTTATATTCGCCACCATCGTATTCAAATAGTTCGCTACTATTTCCATAATCACGACCTCCTGTTATTTCTCTAAATGCGTTATTTGTTGCACATTCACTTTCTTGATATTTAAAGCTGATGTTTTTGTATAGCTTCAATCTATCAATCTTTGTACTCTTGATATCCGTATATTCAGTTATATCTACAACTGCTCCTTTTTGATACCAATCATCCAATGGCTCTATTTGATAAACGTCTTTTGAAGTACCGTAGCACGTTAAATTAAACATCTGCAAAATGCCTTTAAAGAAGTCAACTACTTTGATATNTGGCAAATAGTTTAGTACGCTAAATGCTTGTGATGTTGTAACTGAACTTAACGAACCAAAACCATTTTGTACAAGTAAGCTGCTGCTAGAAGACAATGAATATAAAGACCTTTGTAAATAGCTTATTTTTATAAGTTTACTTGTTGCCTCAGTAGTTCTTAAATAAAATTGATACTGTTGATTTGTTACTACATTGTCATTGTTAATCTGTATTTCAAAACTTGGTGTGTCATAAGTGCCAATTAATTGCCCGTTTCTGTATACATCAATGTATGGGATTATTCCTGTTACTGTTCCGGGATTAATAACATTCACCAAAATTAAATGATGACTATTTAAATAAACACCACCAGCGGTTACACTGGGAAACACCACACTTGGTAGAAAATTACTAATTGTTAACGTATCATTTGCTTCACTAAAAAAATCACTTGCTACTAAAGTTGTACTATTGTTAGTTGCAGTATCTGTAAATAAATTAGCAAATTCTACAAGTTGCGGCTTTGTATAAAATGTAAATGTTTCCGCGTTTTGACAATACAAAAATGCTCTTCTGAATCTTTCGTTGTTGAAAAATTGCCCATTAAATGTAATGCCATATAGTGCTTGTATTGAGCTAAATATTTGATAAAGTGCTATTGCTGGAAAAAGTTCGTTGTAAGCAATTGAACCGCTTCCTGTGTGACTTATATCTGTACTTGCACCATCTCCATAAGTTACATCTCTTCCAACTATCAAAGGAAAACGAATTGGGTACTCTGTAGCATCATCTGTAATTCTTTGGCTTACTGTTGAACTTGTATAATTAAATTCTGTTGTGCTTAATGTTGTAAGATCTACAAGCTTAGATTCTCCAAACGTATCTTTTAAACTTGCTACCTCTCCGTAGAATGTGATTTGATAACTATAGGCTTCGTTGTTTTTAACCTCTGTTTTCTCAAGGCTTATCTTTCCCCTTCTAAATGTAGTTAAATCAATTTCAATTAAAGCCTCCCTCCTTATGTTTTGGTCAATATTAGGCGTTATATCATTCTGATAGAAATGCTCAAAGACCTGATTATTGTTTGGAGTAGCCGGAACCGTAAACGATTGGCTAAAGTCAGAGAATACCGCGCTGATATCCTGAACGTTTTGCTGTATAGATGTGACATTAATCTGCTCATCCTTGAACAAATCCAATTTAACTCCCTCAATATAAACGGATACTCCTCTATTCATGTTACGTTGTTTATAATGTCAAAGGCAAAATCAAAATCAAGTGTGTAGTTCATAGTGCCATCATTCAATCCTGTCTGCTTTTGGAGTGATTGTGTTTTGACTTTAGCCGGGAATGAATTTTGGTTAGCATCATAATCTAAAATAGTTACATGTTCGCTTAACATTAACTGCTCAATGTATTCTGCATATCCATCATTTACAAAGCCACTATTCAAAGTAATAGACTCATTCCCTGTCTTGTTAAATTGCTTCATCTGCCCTCCATCACTTGTTGGACTGTATGGCAAGGTTTGAGGATTAAATTTATACTCATTGCTTTTAATTGCTGTAGTCCTTTTGTTTACCTTCATAAAGAACATCCTTGACCAACTGCCATGCTTATTCACAAAGTCCACAACAATAGGACTATACTTTGGCTCACATACAGGCTTGAACATAGCAGTCCAAATTACTGCCGCACTTGTATTTATCATTTCTACCTTGTTACCATCTGCTAAGTTGCCTGTATAAATTCTTCCAAATACTTTTACACCAGCTGCACTTATTGTATAAATTTGCGTTGCTCCTGTTCTTAAATTTGTGTACTTGATTTTTTCTCCCACAGCAAGTTCAGCATCAAAGCTTCCAGCAAGTGCGTTTCTTTGCGTTGTACTGAACGAACTATCATAATGGTATAGATATGTTCCTTCCTCCAAAAGAACGTCTGACGTGGTCGCATTAAAGCCTTCAGTATATTTTGAATAGCCATTCATGAATTGCCCTGTTTCAGTTCCAGCAGATGATTCAACTCCTCCAATGGTTTTGAATTTCTCTATATGATAGTTGACAATGTAGTTTGTGCTTGTTGCTGTATCAAAGAAATTGGCTGTATCATAATCATATCCTCCCATTGTGAAATACTCTCTGACATAAGGAGATATATTGTAATACGTATTAAAATTGTTTGATGCAGGTATAAGCTTGTCTAATGTGTATTGAGGGCTTGCTGGTTGGCTGCCTGTAGTCCATAGGTACAATTTTACCTTTGAAGCTGTTTGAGTTGCTACTGATATCTCAACGATGTATGGTGACCTTGCTAAATTCATTATTTAAATCTTTTAAAATTTTCTTTTGTTATCTGCTCAAATAGTTGCTCCATGTCAAAGCCAAATGCCTCCATTAATTCATCAGGCAATGTTTTAAAATACTTCTCAAATGGCTTTGTAAAAAAAAGGCTTGGCTTTATACCCTTTTCAAATACGCTCCTAGCCATCATGAAATTGATGCTCTTTCTCTTCATAAACTTTCCTGTCTTGTCTCTTGGTGCAATCCCCTTCCTTACATTCCATTTATCAAATGCACTTGGGGGAGGCATTCCTTTAAAGCTTCCAGCTCCTCCTCTTCTTGTATATCTATACCCATCTAAACTCTTTCCACTCTTTACTCCCTTAACTCCTCTATCTTGAAAGACTCCATAACCTTCCATCTCAAAACTAAGTTGAATGCTGTTTTTAGATTCCTTTGAATATGACTTTAGGCTCTTTGACAATTTACCTGATGCCTGGATAGGATACTTTCTATTTAAGCCACTCCTTAAATTTCTTTTGGCATCTCTAATTACCCTCTTGCGAAAGTCATTTAATAAGTCATCTATAGATTCAAATTCAGCCATTAGCAGATTGTCATATCATTAGGGATTAATACATCAAAGGTCATTGTAAAGCCTCCAAGCTTATTCTCAAATCTTTCAGTAAAAGGCTCACAACTTGGATTGCCATCTATTTGAAACTTTTCAGTATACAATGTGCCTCTTCTCAAAAGCTCATAGCATCTATTTTGAACAGCCAACATACTGTTTAATACCCAAAGTTCATTGTCGTTCCCATCAAATTTATTTGGGCTTTCCTTCTTGGATGTGTCAGTAATATCCATTGCAAGAATAGAAATATTGTATCTGATGACATTCTCCTCAAATGTTGCTGTATTCACTATGATGTGGCAGAGGGGAAATATGGTCATTTTATTTAAATCGATGTCAAAAATGTCGCCTTGTGTAACGGTGTTAATCATTGGATCACTTTCAAAATGGCTTTTAAGCTTGTCTATAATATCAAAATAATTCATCGTTTCATTTGTTGTTTAAGTTCGTTTGCTTCGATTTCGTTTTTTTGCTTTTCAAAGGTGAGATAGGTGAGACATTTAGTAAGTCGGTATTTGCTAATTTCATCGAACTTGCACAAATCTCCTTTAGCGATTGCATAGAAGCTATTATACCATCCCCACGTCCTTCCAAAGTTTTCTCTTTCGCTGTACTGCTGGAGTCCATCATCATCGTCAGCTCTTTCTGTAAATAACGAATGGTAAGTTGTAGTAATTCTTGAGCGATAGTCCAAAAAAAAACCGAGCTACTTATTGCCACATCCAAAGGAGCAAACCTCATCAGCTCTTGCATGTCCTGATTTGGCTCATAGTCTACAATTGTATATTTGTCTTTGTGTCTTTCTGCAATAGGTCTGTACATTACAGCCATGGCTTTGTGGTATGTCTTCCAATTTTGCAAGTGGTTTTCCAAATCCACATACTCCCCAAACGTAATCTCATCGAGTTTTGGTATAAAGCCGAATTCAATATCTTTAATCTTAAACTGTCTTATCAGCTTGGGCTTCTCACTAAAAACATTTGTAAAGTGAGTAATCAATTCATTCAGATGCTTCATCTTAATCTTGCCTACATCCTTTAAGTCTATCCCACAAAATATCTGTATCATTTTTTGTGCAATGAATTCATCATCATTTGATGCTTCTTTTGTCTTAATAAAGTTTTGATACCTTGATAATGGTATTTCACTTAACGATGTTGGGAGTAATAAATCCAGCTTCATATCTATATAACCTTTGTTTTTTTGTTTTGTTAAATCATTAGAGGATTGAATATTCTCCAAAGTTCTTATTTAGTCCTAATGTTTCCATCTCATGATACCGGACAGCATCCAGCCCATGATTGTAATTATCCACAGGCTTATTCAATTGCTTTCCTGTTTTGTCTTTATCCCAACAGTAGCTCCTCAACTCTTTTATTAAGTTGGTGCTTTTAGATGTCACCATATAGCTCTGCCTCTGCATTACATCAATCCCATAGTTGATTGAGTCCTTTCCTTTGGTCACTCCTTTAATGATTTTACCATAGCGTTGTATATCTGCAATAGATTTTGGCTCTGCACTATCAGCGTATATTGGCACATCCTCCGGCAATATCTTTGAGATGTCACTATTGAGCATCCCTGTTTGATACTTTATCTCATCCAGGATCCTATATTCATTGTATTTGTAGACTCCTATTACAGCAGTTGGGTCGTTAGAATATCCAAAGTCAAGCCCAATCCCAATCAATCTTGCTTCATCAGGAATAGAATCTATGATTTTATAGTTGGTAAATACAGCACCTTGCAGTTGACCAATCTTTCCCTCTCCATAAACAGTCCACCAATTCGCCCAATATGCACTTGTCTTTGCTTTTAAACGATTCTTTTCTATTTGCTTTACAATCCCCTCATCAAGTCCTTGATTGTCCTTGTAAGTCAAAATTATAAAATCAGCATCTTCATCATCCTTCAGCTCTCTATGTACCCAAAACTCATTGGCTGGATTGAAATCGAGGAATATCTCTCTCTTTGTTCTTATTGAAAGCTCATTATAAGCCTCAAAGGTTACATTGTTGCACTCATTGATGTATAAAATATCACGTCTTGCTCCGCGGAGTTTGCTTGCATCATCAGCACTAAAAAATTCTATAAAGGATCCATTGGCAAAAGTGTACTTCANATGACTCTTGTTNTACCTCTCATCATGATACCTATTTATCCATCTCATNATTTTNAGGAAATCTCGTAGGCANCCACGTCTTAAATGGGGGATGCTCTCTGCCACTATGCTTATNTCTAAGCCACTCTGACTCGCTGCCTTATGGATAAGGATGGGCAGAATGCCAAACGTCTTNCCAGCCGATGTACCGCCTTGAATAATTTTAATCCTCTTCTTTAGAGCAAGGATTTTATTTATNGCTGTCGTCCTCTCTAACATCAGGGAATAGTGGTTGCTCTATATTTGTCTGCTCTATCTGTTGGATGGGTTGCCCATAGGCTGAATCCATAAGCTTTTGATATGCTTGGGTATCTCCCTCTCTTGCTTTCTTGATTAATGCCAATGTCATCAAGTCCTCTTGGCTCATATCTTCCAATTCGCTCGTTAAAGGATTCTTTAAGTTTTGCTCAACTGATAGCCATCTTTTTGCTATGGAGCTTCTATTCTTACTTCCGACAGGTCTGCCCTTTGGGTTTCCACTTTCACCTTTTTGGAACATCTTTAAATTCTCTTCATTTGCCATTTACTTTTGATTTTGTTTGTGTATTATTTTTGGAACTGCATTTGTCCATTTTACCTTGTGATGAATCCTTTTGTGCTTATCTCCCATCATACTAATCTTGACACATGATGGATTATACATAATGCTAAAAAATGATTTGACATACGTTCCATAATCAAGATATACATCTGACAGTCCTCCTGTTGTGTTTTGCGTAGGCTTTTGAATTATACTTACATTAGGAATAGTTAAAAACAATTTACCTTTACTACCTCTATTGACGTAAGTAGTTACGTCTTCGTTGAGTCTGCCCATGAATTTGATAGGATTATCAGCTTCACACAGGAATGTATTCATTGCCTTTCTCTTGGGTTTAATGGTTTTGGCAAAGCCACTATTTTTCCCTCCTATGAAATCCCCATTTTGTGCCATAGCTAATGTCAAACAGTCAATGCTTTTATAATACTTCAACATTGCTTCAAAGACTTTATCCAGGTTTTTAATTTTACTCTCTTGATATTGCAGATATTTATCAAACTTATATACAAAGCTGGTATAATCGTCGCACATAATAAAGAAATAATTGATGCCCTTTTCTTTGGCTAATTTGGGTATTGTATTTGAGCTGTATAGTGTACTTCTTAAATCCTCACTATTATCTCCTGAATCCATTTGCTGATATGCTTCCATTTTGTCAAACACTATAAACTCATCCTTGTATTTTTTTTGATACTCATCTTTTGTGCTATCCAAATCATCCCCAACCAAGTAAATTTTTCCTGTATATCCAGCATTTCTCAAACTTGGATAAGTCCACATTTTTGATGGTCTGCCATGCACCATGATAAAAACTGCAAAATCCTTATCCATAATCCTCCTCATATAAATCTTGGAGAGTCTTTGTCAATTCCACATATCCATTCTCAATGGCTTGATTGTAATCAATTACAACAAGGGCAGATTTCTCCATTAAAGATTGAATTGCTTCATCAGCATGGGCATAATATTCTGCAATGAGCTGGTAGTCAAATACAATATGCCTATATGCTGCATAAGTCAAAAAGTCTTTTACATCATCAGGTGCATCTGACTGCTCTATTTCACTCAACAAGGCTTTGGTTTTGTCAATATTGAACAAGTTATTCAAAGATGGCTTAACTCCTTTTATCTCATATACAGGACTTCCAACCTTACTTGTGTATTTTTCATCCATTAAACCCTCCTCAAAAGGCACATTCAAGCCATATCTATTTAAGTCCTCTGCATCAAATTCATTTGCCAAAGCATCCCAATCCCATTCCCCTGAGCTTAGATTGTCCTTTATTATAAATTCTCGTTGTTGTTTCTCTGATAATGAACTTGCTTTGATAATGTAAACCTCTTTCAATCCAGCCTCTCTACATGCCCTTAATCTTTGGTTACCTCCAAGCACTATATTGTCATCATTTACAACTATGCTTCTAAGCTGCAACATCCAGGGAGCTTCCTTTATGGATCTCACAAGCTTCTTGTAATCATCATTCTTGATTACTCTTGGGTTATTTGGGTTATTTTTTACCTCAGTTATTTTAACTTTCTCTATTTTCATTCTGCCTCATAGGTTTCATATACTCTTCTTAGACTTGTATAAACCGTTTTTAAGCAGCTTGAACAGCTTGTTGATGGTCTTCTCCTTCTGAATATTCTGCCATATATCTTCCTCATCATTTCTTGTTCACTTGGCTTCAGGTTGGTAGTGTTCTTTTTAAAGTATTTATCAAGGAATTGGTATTCATCTTCCTGTAGGCAATCAGGCTTCTTGTCATTTCTAAAAACCCGGTTAAGTTTCTCCTTGCGTTTATCACATCCACAGTCTTCCCCCAATATAAATTTTGCGACCTTTGCTACTCCTGTTTTTTCCAGCACTTCCTCAACAATATCTCCCACTCCCTTTGATTGAGTTTTTTTAGGTTTGGCTTTTGTAGCTGTTTTTTTAGTTGTTTTTTTAGCTGTCATTTTTGTCATTTTTAGTTTTTATCTGATTGAATAATCCTGTTTAATCTTGCTATCTCTTTGGCTGTTTCAATATCTTTGGCAAACTGCCCTGTTAATTTACTCTGCAATCTCTTTATTTCTTGCTGAATATCCTTGTCTTTTGATTCCTCCACTTTGTATCCGTGTTCCTCTAATAAGGTTTTTGCCTCCTGGATCTTTCTTTTTTGCTGCCTGTAGTGTTCAAATATTTGATTGTCTATACTCATTGTTTTTTAGTTTAGTGTATATTTCTTTCTCTGATTGGCTTAACGATGCAAAGTTGTATATCTTATTTTCAAGCATTTCCTTTTCTGTTTTATAATATGGTTCGTTTTTATAACCTAAAACCTTAACATTTCTGATCCATACCCTCCTCTTTGTGCTTTTGCCATTGCCAATTTTAAGCACTTGATATTCCCTTTCTTTGCTCATAACTTGGTTTTATGTTTATTGTTTTTCTTGTTGACAAAATCTGAATAGTCATCCCCAAGCTCCTCTCTGATTTTATCCTTGCATCGTTTTAACGTATAGAAAATTGTTTGAGTACTGATGTTTGATCCTTGAGATATTGCCCTCATACTGATTGCATCATGCCTATACTTATCTGATATGCCTGTATATAGTTTGAACAGCTCTCTATCAAAGTAAGTCCAGGAACTCATCTCCTCTTCTATTTGCAGTTGCATCTCTTGAGTTTCTTTTGCCTCATAATAGTCATAATTGACAGCAACCTCAATCTCATCAATATTTAGTTTGTTGAATTTGGTTTTTTGCTTGTGGTAATTTAAGAAAATATTCCTCAAGACTAAATATAAGTACTGAATGTTTAGCTTTCCATCTTTGAATACCTTGTCCTCAGTTGCATATTTCATTAGCTTGATATAAAACTCCTGAACAATATCCTTTGCATAGAATGATTCCCCCATCTTTTGAATGATTTGTATCCACTCATCTTCATTCTCTTGAATTTTCTTAATCCACTCCATTGGTTAGAATCTAATCAAATGTACGTATTATTTTTTAATCATAAAAAAAGCCGAACATTTCTGCTCGGCTCCTTACTAACTCAAAACATCCGCATCAGAACGGAAGATCTTCATTGTCTTTTGGCTTGTGACCATATCCAGCCTCAACCTCTGCTTGATAAGGCTCTGCAAATTGTAAGCCCATATATTTTTTTCCATCTTTGGATTCATTCAACCAAGCAGATATATCCATCTTTTCTCCTTTAATAAAACAGGATCCTTTGTAATCAGGTTGCTTTTCAGTTTTCTTGAAGTCATTTTTAAATAAGACTCCTGTGTTTTCTTTTTGTTCCATTTCTATTTGTTTTTAAATTTTTTGCTTCTATATTTTTGATAGTCAATATTAAATTTTACAGCAATTTTGCTTTGTAATGGTTTTAAATATCTAAATATTTTATTTATTCCTATGTTTGAACCTATTGAAATTTCCCTCATAGATGCTCCCCTGTGATATACAAGAAACAAATACTTGTCAAACATATTCCATGTTTCAATTTCTTCATTTATTTTGTCCTCTATCTCACTCATTGTGTTTGGTTTTTCTTCTTTTAGCATATTGTCTTTCTGCCTTATCTAAAAGGCTTCTCATCTCCTTTAAATTGCTTCTTGTTAGATATATATGAGTTAAGTTTTCACAATCTACATAAACGCATCCATCATTATGGAATTGCAGAAAAACAGGATCCATCTCTACATCTATAATCATGCTGCAAATTGTTCCATCATTCAACTCTTTAAAAGTATTGTTTTCAGGAAACATTATATCTTCAATTCTTTCTTTCATACAGCTACAGTTTTAAATTCTTCATGCAATAAACTCTCATAATACTCTCTGCACTCCTCCACTCTCTGATATATCTCATCAACCACCTCTTGGTCATATTCAATCTTAAAGGTTTTTACCCTATACTCTGCTGGAACTCTCTCAAAGCTATGTTGCCTTTCCACAGTTGCCCTCACAATTGGATTCTCATCAATCTCTTTAAGCTTATAGTGAACTCTTCTCACCTCATCCTCCACAATATCTTCAGGAGTATCCACTAAACAATACGCAAGATAAGAAATTTTTCTCCCAGTCAAAGCCATATACCCCATTAATTGGTAATAATACTCCTTATTTGGTATCTCTTTTGTAAACCAATGGTAAGTTGTAGCATCAAAACTGCTCTTAACATCCAGGACAAAGCCCTCATTCAATACATCAGGAGTCCCTGTTAAGAATTCATTCTCAAAAAACTCCTCATTCTTTGTCATTTCTCCCATATCCAAGACCTCTTGAGCAAGTTGAATGCTTTGATCCTCTACTGCTATTCCCTTATCAATGGCTTTGCTCCATATATCTTTGGAATATCCATACATATTCTCAATTGCTAATGCCTCAAGGTAGCTCTTGCATGTTTTACTCAATTCGCCTTTTGTTCGGCTGTTAGGCATTATCTTTCCTATCTGTGAACATCTTATCTTTAACATGCTGTAATGCTTTTAAGTTGTTCCTTTGTCAAGTCAAAGCTACTCCTCAATTGCTCATGAGTATATTTGCCCTCTGAAATTGCAAGTATAGCCTCCTCAAATCTATCTGCACTTATTGGCTTTCTCTTCTTTGGCTTTTTATTCTGCTGCTCTATGGCAGTTGTTACCTCATTGGCACTTGCCACACTTGTATCAATCCCAATACCTAAATTAGCCAATGCCCTTCCCCATGCAGATGTTTCACAGTTCTCCACATAGCTGGTCTTATTAATAAAGGTTGTGCCTTTAATCTCCTCTGCTATTCCTGTGGCTCTGATATTGCCATCAGGATCCTTGATGGTTGCCTTAATCATTACTGATGTGGCTGTTTTCTCAAGCACATCAGACTCTAAACAAAAGTCCTTATAGTTCTCTCTAAAGTATTTAATTCTTTCATTGACCTCCACATAGGGCTTACCCTTGATGT